GTACCTTTAGGGGGGCGGGGGGCTTTGGTCTTGGCATTCTCCAGTGTTCCTTCGTGTTTGTTGGGTTGTCTTTCTTTGGCACGGGCAAATGTGCCAAACTGCTTGTATCCAAGATCTTCTTCTTTCTTGATCTGATTGCTAGGGTTCTTTGCACGAAACTGTGCGTCGGCCATGAAGATACTAGGGCGCTTTACTTGGGCAAGTTCTTCCCAAGGGTTGAGTACTTTCATCTCTTCATGCCTCGTACAAATGCGGCGAAACTCGCCGCTGTATCGCCAAAGGGCATCTTATCGAACTCAAGCGCCACTTCTTCGAGCGTATCGTTACGCACAACTTCGTGAAATGATTCGACAGAATCTTTTTTCTTTGCGCTAACGTAGTCTTGAATGTCATCGTCATCGTCTTGTGTCATGCTTCCCTCGCTTTCATCATTGCGTCTGCCATCTTGTATGCTTTATTTGCGTAGTCATCAAACCACGATACGTGGCTTGTTTCCTTGCTAATAATTGCTTGCATAGCCTTGGCCGCAAAGTAGTCACGCAGGGTCATGCCTTCTGTGTGTCGATATTGTGATCCCGATATTGGAAATGCTGACTCGTGTTTCATCTTAACCTCCAAACATCTGCTTCAAGTGCACATACAACTCACGCGCCTGATACACAGTCATGTTGCCAATGATGTCTTCGGGTGTCTTTGTACGCACAATGGTCGTCACAGTTGCTCGTTGTGTCGGGATGTTTGCAGGTATTTCAACACGCTCGGGCGTAGGCACAGGCGTAGCTTCTAGCTTGGCTTTCAACAGCGCACCGATACCTGTCGCAGGCTTCTTCTGTGTCTTGGCTTTCTTTTTCCGCTTGTAGTTTATGTTCTTGATAGGTGCGTACTCATTCACATCTGCGTACCACAGGCCGTTGGTTTCGTGAACCATGTAGCTTCTGCGCATCTGCGCTATCAATGATGACACTGAGCCTTTGGCAAAGCCCTTGTGCCCAAGCGCTTCGATGATCTCCAGACGTGTGGAGCCGGGGTTGTCTCTGATGTAGTTGAAGGTTTCGCGTGAGACGTTGTTGGTGATTCTGTGTTGATTAATCATGGCTGGTTTTTGGTTTGAAGTTGAGGGAGAAGAAGAGGTTGACACTGGTTGGGCAGAGGGAGGAGGGGGCGCCACCTCGTCATCATCCCAAGCTTGCAGAGTCTTAGTTAGCGCAGAGCGCAGGGCAGTTTGAATGTCAGGCATTTAGATTCCTCCTGTTAGTAGCATGACAATAAAAATTGCGGCGAGAGCCGCTACGGAAAGCACGCAGGTGCGTGTATCTTCTGACCATCCCTGCTTGTCGCCTAACAGGATAGATTGCACCCAAGTCTCCTCGGGCGTAGGTATGGGGGTAGGGGGTGTGTAGAGCAAGCCAATCTTGACCTTGCCCGTATCGTAAGGTGTGTGTTTCATTTAGTTATTTCTCCTTGATGGATACATTATTTGTCTAGTGTTGGACAAAAGTCAATACCCTCGCCAATAAAAAATATCGGCAATAAGTATCATTACCGCTAACAAAAGTACTATTCTTTCGAACTTTTCCCAGTTAGTCATCATTGTTTTCTCCTTCGGTTGTAGGTGCAACGGCAAGTGTGCGCATGACCTCGAGCAACAAGACATGAATGTCCTCAAGGTGCGTGACTCGGTACTCGGCAGGGTTCATAAGGTAGTCCCGCAGGTCTGCCTCGATACAGCGCAGGTGTAGCGCAGTTGTGTCTGATACTTTCATTTCGTTTCTCCTTTGTTAAATCTAATTGCGTCTTGCCACACAAGCCACGCATCCATGACGCTAGTCCACCACCATTCATCATGGTCTTTCTCATCTTTCCTGTGCTCAAGGAAATACAGCACATTGTCCTGAGTGGCGGATGCCACATTGCGCAGGTACGCTTCCATGAATGCTGCTTCTTCTGGCGTGGGTTCAAAGACAAGCTGTGTGTCGTACACCTCGCCGTCACCCATGCGTGCCTTGGTGATATCAAACTCATAGAGCGCTCTGTTCTCAGCATCGGCACGGCTTTCGGCCTCGATCACTACTGTCTGCCAGTAGGACATGACTATTTCCATTTTGTATTTCATTTGCTTTCTCCTTTGGTTTTTAATAAAAACATAGCGAGCGTCAGGTCTGCTTGCAAACCATTGGCTCAGTTGGGGGTTATCGTCTTGCATCAGGGGTGGTGGATCCCATCCAGTCTTTCTCATACATCCTCCTTAAAAATGTGGGGGCGAACCCCCACTACGAATCAAGTCAACAGTGCAGGCAAGGTTGGCTTGAACGACACAGGCTTGCGCACATCCCATTGCAGGTAGTAACACACGACCTCAGCGATAGTGCTGACCGCACCATACGACTTGGTAGCCATGCTGATAAGACCAGACGCATCGCCCTCCATCAGCATATCGTAGATGCCCTGCTCGGCAACGCACAAGTCGTCACGATGTGTGTACGTGAGTGGCTCAGGCTGGAACAAGTGGAGCACAGTAGTCAGCGTGTACGCAGGCATCTGGTCAAGCCATATCTCCATCGTCTCAACGTCAGCCTCGGTCAGTGCAACAGCAAGGTCTTCAGGTGTTGGCTGAACGAAGCCATCCTCGTCATCAGGAAAGTCGTACGCTGTCTCGTCGTAGTTGGCGCTGTGTGCGCTGATACCACGGGGCTTGACGTTGAAGCTAGCGTTGTAGTCATACATCTCGTCGTACTCGTCATCCATGTAGCCGCCATATGCACTGGTGTACTTGTACGACTTGAGTGCAGTCGTGCTCTTGTAGCTTGGGATCAGACGTGATGGCGTCCACGCATAGGTATTGCTGAACCACAAGTCATCGTGCTCGATACCCTGATCGAAGTTGACGTGCTGCACACGACCCTCGCCGTTCATGAACACGAAGCGGTTGTTGCCGATGAACTCCTCAAGCATAGCAACGAAGCCTGCGTCATACACAAGGTCAGGGGCAGAGGACACAGCGCTGTGCAAGTAGTCCTTGATGAAGTGCCATGTGTCAGACTTGGACGTGTCAGCGGCATTGCCTGTATGCAGTACGCCGTTGTGCATCATGGCGATGAAGCCAGGGATCACGTCGTATGGATGGCAGTTGAGCATATCGGTCTTGCCGTGTGTAGTCCAGCGGAAGTGGATAGCAATCTCACGATCGTCTTGAGGCAGGCGCTGAATGAATGCAGTAGCATCGCCGAGATTCTTGGGCAAGGACTTGGTGACCTTGAGCCCCTTGGCTGTGCCGTACATGAACCCAATGCCGTCAGGGTTGGATGTGAAGATGTCGCTGAGTAACCCGTGCGTGTCGAGCAGGGTTGAACGAACTTTGGAAGACTGACCTGTAATGATTAAACACATAATAAACTCCTTGAGGTAAAAAAGAATGGGGACAGGTTGTCCCCGATGGTTGTTGTTGAATTAAACGGAAGCAGTGCCATCAACATCGGCAGGCACAGGGTTCTGACCCTGAATCAGTGAGTTGAAGTCGTCTTCTTGCAGACGCCACACGTCGTTGTCACGCACGTAGATCACATCCTCGTCACCGATCTGCTGATCGTTGCCGCTGTACGGGAACACACACAACTGCAAGCCGATCACCCTGAAGTATGTGAAGTACAGCCCGTGGCGGTTAGCGTAGGCACGTATACCAGCGCCATCCTCATGCGCTATCTCCATCCGATACTCGTGGTCACACCCGTGAGGGCGTCGGGTTGTAGCGGCAACAACAGGGGGCACAGTGTCAGTGCAAGTAACCTCGGCAGGGGCAGAGGGTTGCTTAGATGCACCATGCACAGCACGCACGCCATACCACTTGACTAGCGCAGGGTACTGACCTGCCACAGTCTTGAGCCACTTGACGAACGATGTGCCGTTGAGATCACGCCACGATGCGACACGGCAGAACATGACAGACGCATGAGTGAACTCGATCTGTGCAAGCAGTCGCTCCTTCTTGAGCGAAGCACGGAAGATGCGAAGCTCGACAGTGTTGTACCTGCCGTTGTAGCTGTTGTCCATGCTAAGACCCAAGCGCATAGCCTCACGACCGCCAAGGTTGCACAGGTTGACCATGCGATAGCGCTCACCCGACTTGCCCTTGACAGCCTGCTTGGGGTTGACAAGTATCGACTGGTGCTCAGCGGCGCAGTAGCTACGGGCTTGGTCATCGACAGATGGATGGCGACCTGCAATCTTGCGAATGAAGTCGACATTGCCATTGCTGTTGATGAACATCAAGAACTTGCCAAGCGTCATCTGAGTGAACGCACGAGAGTCAATGTGCACGTGCATACCGCACTTGCCTGTGTTCCATGCACGATAGGCTGGGTCAATGTCCCAAGCCTTGAACTTCTCGATGTGCGTGGTAAGACCATGCGGAGAAGTCACGACCTCGAAGCCGTTGGATGGAAGCGAGCCGTCACTCTTGATGATGCAGTATGAGGAACCGAGACGGCTACGCACAGACTCAGCGGCTGACTCGCTGTAGTCATCGCCCGAAGTCATCTCAAGCTCGATGCCCATCGTGAACTCACCGAAGTGAGACGACCTGATGCCCGACTCATTGCCAATAACATCGAGCACATTGGTTGAGTACGACATGATCGGTTGGTTGTGATCGTCATCATCGTCATCATCTTCGCCATCACGATCATACGAGTAGTACGCATCACGAGACTCAGAGTAGTAGCAGTCATCACGAGGCCAGTACTCGTTCTCATCCTCACAGAACACAGCGTCATCATCGAAGCACGAGTCACACCATGTGTCGTTACGCACATCGTGCGTGTTCTCATCGCACTCGTAGTGACCGCAGTCGCAATGCACAATGCCAAGACCAAAGTCCTCGATGGCAGCATACGCACTACCGATGTGCGTATCGAAGTCGTGATAGCGATTGTCAAGCTCGTAGAACGCCTCACGCAGTGCATCGGAGTCGGCTGACGGATCACCTGCCTTGGCACGAGCAACCAAGTGACCGAACTCACGGAACGCATTGCGTGCGGCAAGGAGTGTAGACGGAAGGTAGTAGTACCCGCCCTTGAACCTAGCGTGTGGCGAGATGGCTGACGCATTGCCTGTCTGCTTGACTATGTACTTATCAACGATGACCTCGACACGCTGATTGATAAGACGGCGGTCAACTGGATGGATACGCCCATCTGAAGCACTAAGAGGCCGAAGCACACCACGCATCATCTGGTTGATATCGTAGCGGTCATTGGCATACAGAAGCGCATCGGGAAACGACAGCGTCTCGATTGTATGAGCAGGGCTCATGCGATAGCCCCTGCTATGAAACCAGATATCAAACTGCGCTTCATTGATGAGACTGACAGGGTCAACACCACTGTCGGCACGCATCACATCAGTCATAACACTACGCCGACTGGCGTTGTACAAAGCGTACTTGTTGCTGAACGACACAAGCAGCATACCTGTGGAGCGGCCAACGGAGTCGGCCACAACGAACTTTGTAAATGTAAACATACAATTCTCCTTGAGTTATAAAAAAGAAATACACATCGGGGACAAGGTGTCCCCGTTGAACTAACACACTAATGAACACGCCTGTTGCTCAGGCGAGGGCTACCTCCTCTTCACTAATTACATCGAACGAATACACCTCGAAGGTGTGGTGCTCACCCACGATCGGATCACCAGAGGTGAACACATAGAACACATCTTCATGCTTGCGTAGCACCTCATCACGCATCGAGTCTGACAACTCAGCGGGCAGGACAATACAGTCTGCTTTGAACGCGTTGTTGAACGGCTGTTTGTATGTGCCGAACACACGGATTTTTACTACTCTCATTTGCTTTCTCCTTTGGTTTGTTTACATAAGTCATCGAGCGCGAAACACACGCTCTCAATCTTCCCCTTCACATCGTTGCGTTTGCTTATGCTGTCAAGGTTGTTCAAAGCAAAGCGCAGTTGATCTCGCATATGTTCCAGTTCCATAGTCCAATCGTGTTCATTAGTCATTTCACTTACTCCTGTTGTTGATTGCTTCGAGTGCCTCGTCAGCACAGGCACGCCATGCGGCCTCGCTGATGAAGCTTTGGTTAGACCAAGGCGGTGAGACCTTGGTTTGTTCTGAGTACTTGGATATCGCCTCGATGATGAACGCCTGCATGAGCACCCCTTGCTGTGAGTGCGACATCAGATCGTTGATGAGTTGCACGTTGGTCTTGTGCTTCGGCTTGCTCTTGCGTTGTGCCGCAGCAATTGCTGTTTCTGCCCATGCGCGTGTGTCCCACAGGTTGTCCCCATTGGCATCGCACAGGTAGTCGCCGTTTTCTTTCTCGACCATGTAGCCGTCGTTTGTTTTAATTACTTTCATTTGCTTTCTCCTTCTGTTGGTTCGAATGTCCAGTTTGTCGGGTTCTGCGTACGCAGGTCATCCATATCAACAAGGAACTCATTGATGCCGTGCAGTACTTCAGGCGGTAGATAGACAGTCATGTCCTCGACCAAGCCATCGTTCCACCTGACCTGAAGCCTGAAGTCTGTGATGGCGTGGGTGTACTTGCTGTGTGGTTCTCTTTTCATTTGATTTCTCCTTGAATTTACCTAGGCTGTATGAGGATGGTGCGCGGCATTGCCCAAGCGCCGACACCAATGGGGACAAACTGTCCCCGTTGCAGGGAATTCCCATGGGAAGTCCCTCGAAACAAAGTTGACACTGGTCGTCAGAGCACACCTGCCCATGTAGCAGGGATGTGTTCGTTGGTTGACAACCTCACAATAATCTTCATTGCCTCCTTCATTTTGGTTAGTGTGTTTGTCTGCGCCTCTGTTGGGTGCAGGGTGTTCTTTCTTTCGAGCGTCTCGATCTCTTTCTGCGTACGCCTGAGCAGGCGTTCCTTTGCCTTGGCGTTCTGCTCGGGTGTGGATAGGCGTTGGAAGGGTACTTTGCGCTTGGCTCGTAGCTTTGGGGGTAGTTGCTCGAACATCAACGCTATGCGCTCTTTAATCTTCTCGGGAATCCAATCAGTCCAATGCTCGCCGTTGTTGGGCAAGGCTTTCTCAAGCGCCAGTTGTATGGGCGTAGCCTCAAGCGATTTCATTGGCTTGGCAAAGCGTGTCAATAATGTCTCCATCACCAAGATGTACGCATCGAACGCAAGCACACGATCCTCATCATCAAGGTCATATGCACGCCCAACCTTGGCATTATTGAGTTCGTAGCGTAGCGGTTTGAGTAGCTTGTCCCACTCAGCCTTGCGCTGTGTGCGTGTGATCTTGTCGACACGCTGTGATTCTTTGAGGGCAGCGACCTCGTCTTTGATGCGTTGCATATCTGTGGGGTGTATGCGCTCCTTCAATAATCTTTGATGGAGGGCGTTGGGTGTGAGTGCAATGTAGGATTTGTGCATGAGATTATTGAAGGTTAGGGGTTGAGTGAAGTACAGATGGCGAAGACTAAAAAGTTTTGCCACTTGTCGTGCCATGCGGGAGACCGCATGAACACTAGTATACCGCGCAAATGTGGCAAGGTATCTATCTTTTTTCCAAACGACTAACGCCAAAGTAAAAAAGAAAAGGTTTGCAAGATTATTGAAGGTGGCTCGCTCAGAAAAATATACACACCCCCCCAGAAATACTTCTATATATATACATATATATAAAAAGATAGATAGATAGCCAGAAATTTCGGGAACGCCCGTATTTACTGGGCGTTTGGGGTGGTTTGAGAAGTGGCAAAACTTTTTAGTCTCCGCCATCTGTATTTTACGCATGGTGTGACCTTCAATAATCTCAGATTAAAGAGAATGGGGACAGATTGTCCCCGTTTATTAGAACAAATCAAGTTGATGCATCCCGTTCTTCCATTGATCGTATGCACGCTGTGTCTCGAAGACCATACCACGCAGATGCAATGCGCCCTTGCGGAACACATGAACCTGATGCTGCGAGCCGTAGCTGATGGTTTGCATATGGTAGTCACGCCCACGGATGGTGATGATGCCTACTTCTTTGGTGATGGGTTGGATGAGGTTACGCATTACTGTTCTCCTGTGATGATGAGCATGAGTTGAGTGCCGAACAAGAACGATCCGCCAAGCGTGAGCAATGCCCACAATGGGGCAACGCCGTATTCGTTCATGCACCACAAGCCCACGATGATGGATGTGACAAGGGCGATAGCGCACAAGATGTGCGAGATGACTGCTGAGGGTTTCATGTTGATCTCCTTAGTTGCTGTGGTGAATACGGGTGTAACGGCTCATGGCTTTGAGCATTACCTTTTGGGGTATGAAGTTGAGCTTTGCCCACGCCTTGGCTACGAGCGATAGCTCGCCTGCTTGCACATAGCGCAGTATGTTGTGCCGTTCATGGATGATGCGCTTGGCGTCTCGTGAGTTGGCGTTGTTCATGTTGATCTCCTTAGATGGGGTTGATGTAACGGACACAGAGATCGAAGTAATCGTGCTCTGCAGGGGGCAAGTGAAGCCAGACTGAGTGCATCCACTCAGCGGCATCTTCGAACACAGCGTTTGGGCTGTGGTACAGGGTTAAGAGGGCGAGCAACGCCATCTCAGGTTCTTGGGCGAACAGTTTGGGTGAAGGTATAGGCATGATGAACTCCTAGGTTGGACAAGAAAAGAAACAGCGGGCAAGCCTCACGCTTGCACCGCCATGAAAGAATGGGGACAACTTGTCCCCGTTGAGATTATTGAAAAGAAACAGAGTCACGCAACTGTGCGAGCAACTCATTGAACTGTGCCTTGGTCAGACCTGCCTCAATAATCTCGTTGGTCAGAGTACGTACGATGCCCTTGGGTAAAGTCACAGCCTCCTTCTTGCCTGATGACTCGACACCGCAGATGTCATTCAATAATCTCGTTGCCGCACGCTTTGCCGCTTCGTACTTGGTAGCCTCCTTGTCAAACACCTTCGTACCTTGAGCCTTGCCTGCACCATCGACAAGGGCGACAGCGTACTTGCGAGACACGACAGGCAAGATCACGACCCGCACTTGTGCGTGCGTCATGCCCTTGGCGTCCTTGCGTGCCTTGTCGATGCTGTCAGCGTAAGAGCAAGCATGGTCGAGTGCGTTGGTGATGTGAGTTGATAAAGTCATTTTGATTCTCCTTGAGAAAGATAAAGAACGGGGACACCTTGTCCCCAATCGGCTAGAGAACCATTCCCTAACCGATACCTCTAGTTTACGAAGGGGTGCAAAATGGGGGTGTTTCGGGGGTTCGGTTTTGGCGTGGTGTTGACCCCACCCATCCCCCAGCCCCCCTAATTGGGGTCGCCGATAATCCTGCGTATAAACACTGTTCTGCACCCGCAAATCAAATTTTTAAAAATCTTGACCCCCACCCCCTCAATACGGAAACGCAAATCCCCAAGGTCAAACGCCATACCCCCACCCCACTATAAAAATTTTGAAAGACTCATGTCAAACGTTGGACACGGCACAATAAAAAAGAGCCCCGGTGTTTAGCCGGGGCTTCAAGGAGGCGAACCTCAAGGAGAAGCAATGATGAAGAAACTTGCACCACTGCCGAAAAGAAGTGTACACTAACACCAACGAGGCAACAAGTGCGACGCCAGCACCAACCTACGCAATGCTTGAACATCTGATTAACGGCGAGTTTCATCCAGACGTGGTCGACGCCACGGCGGCGGTTCTGTCTTTTGAAAAAGCGGACCCCACAACCACGATCGACGCCAAAGTCAAAACAGCGGACTGGCTCAAAGCGCTTGAGCTAGAAGACGAAGAGATCGAAACCAAAGCCGATCAGGAAGCCGCCCGTAAATCTTTTGCAAGTCTGGTCACAGGCCAGCCTGTTGGGAATACACAACAAGCGCTAACTAATTTAAAAACCCCTGCCGCAGTCCAGCATTTGGTGGGAATGCTCACAGCCTACGATTGGGCGTTTGTGGAGCAGGCCAAGGAGCTTCGCGGCTTTGCCGTAGCTAAGATTCTTGAAGAAGTAAAACACCCAGACGCACGTATCCGCCTCAAAGCGCTAGACATGCTGGGCAAGGTGACGGAAGTTGCACTGTTTACTGAGCGGGTTGAAGTCAAGAAGACTGAGATGTCTGACGTAGAGCTTGAAGCGCGGATCAAAGACAAGCTCAACAGGTTCATGGGCGTGATCGACGTGGTTGATGTGACGGAAGAAAAGACCGATGAAGCCTGAAAACTTCACAACCTTGAGCAAGCTTGAGCTAGAAGCCATGGCCAAGGCACTGCCGCACATGACGCTGGCAGAAAAGCTGGAGCTTTTCCAAGATTTGGAGATGCGCGAACAACGCGCCAGCTTGCAAGCCGCCAAAACAAACATGCTGGGGTTCGCCCAGAGCGTCTATCCGGGCTTTAAGATCGGTCCACACCACAGGAAGCTGGCCAAAATCTTCACAGATGTGGTCGAAGGACGCAAAAAGCGTGTGATTATCAACATCGCGCCACGTATGGGTAAGTCTGAGTTCAGCTCATACCTGTTCCCTGCGTACTTTCTAGGTAAATACCCTAATAAGAAGATCATCATGGGCACGCACACTGCGGGTCTGTCTGAAGACTTTGGTCGGCGCGTACGTAACTTGATTGATTCGGAGGAGTATCGTGAAGTTTTCCCTCAAACAATGGTCGCAGACGATCAGAAAGCTGCCGGTAAGTGGTCGACTTCTGCTGGTGGGCAGTATTATGCTGCTGGTGTTGGTGGCGCACTGGCTGGCCGTGGGGCTGATCTTTTCGTCATTGATGACCCTCATTCAGAACAAGATGTAAAGTCCAACAGCCGGCTGGCTTTTGACACGGCTTGGTCTTGGTTCCAGACTGGCCCCTTGCAACGTCTGATGCCCGGCGGTGCGATCATTGTGATTATGACCAGATGGTCCTTGCTTGACCTGACTGGGCGCTTGATTGACTACCAAGCCAAGAATCCAGAAGCTGTGCCATGGGAAATCGTGGAGTTGCCGGCCATTCTGAACGAGGATACAGAGAACGAGAAGTCTCTGTGGCCAGAGCAGTGGCCGCTGGCGTCCTTGAAGTCCACCAAAGCGTCGCTTGACCCAAGGTATTGGAACGCGCAGTACATGCAACAGCCCACATCTGAGAACAGCGCCATCATTGGCCGCAAGCTCTGGAGAATTTGGGAGGGTGACGAGCCGCCAACGTGCGAATACATCATCCAGTCGTGGGACACGGCGTTTGAGACCAAGAACAACTCCGACTATTCGGCTTGCACGACGTGGGGCATCTTCTACAACGAGGAAGAGAACGACACGCCCCAGTTAATCCTCTTGGATGCGTTCAAAGACAGGATGGCGTTCCCAGAACTCAAGACTGTGGCGCTTAAACACTACAAAGAGTGGGAGCCAGACGCGTTTATCGTGGAGAAGAAGGCGGCTGGAGCGCCGCTGATCCAAGAGCTGCGCAATATGGGCATACCGGTGCAGGAGTTCAGCCCAAGCCGCGGCAACGACAAGATGGTGCGTGTCAACGCAGTTGCGGATTTATTCAGCAGTGGTAAAGTCTGGGCACCAGACACACGCTGGGCACGAGAAGTTATTGAAGAGGTGGCGGCTTTCCCAGTTGGAGAGCACGATGACTTCGTGGATACCACAACACAGGCGCTGCTACGCTTTAGGCAAGGCGGCTTTATTTCTTTGGACTCGGATGAGAAGGACGACCTTGAGTTCTTCCGCCGTAAGAAGTACGAATACTACTAGGAACACACATGGCAACGAACATCGACAAAGCGCTCTTCCAACAGCCAGTCGGCATTGAAGAATTGGCGCAGCAAGAGTCCCCCTTGGAGATCGAGATCGTTGATCCCGAAGAAGTCACCATTGGCATGGATGGGTTGGAGATAAAGATCAAGCCAGACGAAGACGGTGCAGAAGACTTTAGTGACAACTTGGCCGAATACATTGACGATGGCGCTCTGCAGTCACTTGCTGGTGACTTGGTCTCAGATATTGACAACGACAAGGGCTCACGCAAAGAGTGGGAGAAGACGTACGTTGATGGACTGAAGCTCTTGGGCTTGCAGATCGAGGAACGCACAGAACCTTGGCAAGGCGCTTGCGGTGTGTTCCACCCAATGATTACAGAAGCTGTTGTTCGCTTCCAAGCCGAGACAATCACAGAGACGTTCCCAGCCCAAGGGCCTGTGCGTACCAAGATAATCGGTAAAGAAACGCCTGAGATCAAAGAGAAAGCGGCCAACGTTGAAGACGACATGAACTTCGAGTTGACCGAGAACATGACTGAGTACCGCTCTGAGCATGAGCGCATGTTGTGGTCACTGCCAGCCACGGGCTCCGCATTTAAGAAGGTGTACTTCGACCCAGCGCTTGGCCGTCAAGTCTCTATGTTTATCCCCGCAGAAGACATGTTGCTCCCATACGGCGCGACAGACCTCGACACTTGCCACCGCATCACGCACGTCATGCGCAAAACCAAGAACGAGATCATCAAGCTTCAGCAAGCTGGGTTTTATCTGGACATCGAGTTGCCTGATGCGCCCAAAGACCGCACGGACATTCAGAAAGCCAAGGATAAAGAGACAGGCTTTAACGACCTGAACGACGACCGCTACACCATCTATGAGTGCCACGTTGACTTGAACCTTGACGGCTACGAAGATGTGGACGACGAAGGCGAAGAGACCGGCATCATGCTGCCGTACGTTGTAACCATCATTAAGGGCACCAATGACATTCTGTCCATACGCCGCAACTGGAATGAAGATGATGAACTTCGCCTCAAGCGCCAGCACTTTGTACACTACCAATATATCCCCGGATTCGGAGCTTATGGTTTTGGACTCTTCCATCTTATCGGTGGTTTTGCCAAATCGGCCACAAGCCTTATGCGTCAATTGGTTGACGCAGGAACGCTATCTAATCTTCCCGGTGGACTCAAGTCGCGCGGACTTCGCATTAAAGGTGATGACACACCGATTGCCCCCGGAGAGTGGAGAGACGTCGACGTAGCCTCTGGCAACATCCGTGACAGCATCCTGCCTCTGCCGTACAAGGAGCCAAGCGCTACTCTGTACAACTTGATGCAGAACATTGTGGAGGAAGGCCGCCGCTTCGCTGCAACGGCTGACATGAAGGTCTCCGACATGAGCGCTAACGCGCCTGTGGGCACGACGCTGGCTCTGCTTGAGCGCCAGCTTAAAGTCATGACGGCTGTTCAGGCCCGTGTGCACTTTGCTCTGAAGCAAGAGTTGAAGCTGCTCAAGAACATCATCCGCGACTACACAGACCCAGACTACACGTACGATCCTGCGTACGGCACTCGCAAAGCCAAGAAGGCAGACTACGACTTGGTGGATGTAATCCCCGTGTCTGACCCCAACGCTGCGACCATGTCTCAGCGCGTTGTTCAGTACCAAGCTGTGATTCAGATGGCGCAAATGGCTCCGGACATCTACAACTTGCCAGAACTGCACCGCGGGATGCTCAACGTCTTGGGCATCAAGAATGCTGAGAAGCTTGTGCCGATCGAGGACGACATGAAGCCTATCGACCCAGTGCAGGAGAACCAGAATGCGCTGACAGGCAAGCCAATGAAAGCGTTCTTGCATCAGGACCACCAAGCCCACATTCAAGTGCACATGCTTGTGATGCAGGACCCCATGATTCAGCAGTTCATTGGCCAGAACCCGCAAGCGGCCAAGATCATGGGCGGCATGTCAGCGCACATTGCAGAGCACGTTGGCTACCAGATGCGCCAGAAGATTGAGCAACAACTCGGTATGCCACTGCCACCCGAAGACGAGAAGCTGCCACCAGAGATCGAGATTGCCTTGTCCGGCATGATGGCTCAGGCGGCCAATCAGGTGCTCCAGCAAAGCCAAGCACAAGCCGCTCAAATGCAGGCTCAGCAGATGGCGCAGGACCCCATCGTTCAGATGCAACAGCAAGAGCTTCAGCTCAAGGCGCAAGAGCTTCAACTCAAAGAGAAGAAGATTACCGCAGACGCCGCTGCAGCTGCAGACAAGCAAGAGTTGGAAGAGCAAAAGGTCAAAGGTCATCTGGAATTGGAAGCCATGCGCGTTGGTGCTCAGATCAGAGAGAGCCAAGCCAAATCCCAGTTTGAACAAGAACGTGCCGGTGTCCAGATGGGCATCGACATCGCAAAGAGCAAATCCCAAACGGAGTTGCAAGCGCGGACTGCAGCACTGCAGAACGCATCCAGAAACCAACCTAAACCAATCAAATGATTCAAGACTTCGCACACGTATTGCGCGACCAAATACGTAGGGACATGAACAACTATGCCGATGACTTGGCTGGCGGTGCATGTCGCTCATTTGAGGAATACCAAAAACTCTGCGGGATTATTTCGGGTCTAGCCCTTGCAGAGCGTTATGTTCTTGACCTGCTAAAGAAAGTTGAAGATGCAGACAACCACTGAATCTGGTTTGATTTTGCCCCCCGGTATTTCATTGCCGCCACACATTCAACCGATGGACGCCCCAGACGAGGATGATGACAATGAAGACAAAGCAGGCGCACTGCCAACCCCCACAGGTTGGAAGCTGCTCTGTATCGTGCCTGAAGTTGAAGCAAAGATTGCTGGCACGTCACTGGATCTCGTGAGAGATACAGCCACTATGCGCCAAGAAGAACACGCCACCACGGTGTTGTTTGTATTGCGTGTAGGCCCCGATGCGTACAAAGACAGCGCCAAGTTCCCCAACGGAGCGTGGTGTAAAGAAGGCGACTTTGTGTTAGTACGTACTTACTCCGGCACAAGATTCAAGATCTTTGGCAAGGAGTTCCGTCTCATCAACGATGACCAAGTTGATGCTGTTGTGCAAGACCCTCGCGGCTTAACCCGCGCTTAAAAGGAACGTTATGAAAGACGAATTTAAATTTCCTGACGAAGTAGAAGCGAAGAAGACCCCTGAAGTCGAGTTTGAAATTGAAGGCGAAGGGGATGTTGACATCGAGATTGAAGACGACACGCCTGCCCAAGACAGAGGCCGCAAGCCTTTGGACAAGGAAGTTGTTGACCCAACAGATGAAGAGATTGAGTCTTATTCGGACAAAGTTAAATCACGGATTAAAGAGCTGACACACGCACGCCACGACGAGCGCCGTGTCAAAGAAGCCACGATGCGTGAGAAACAAGAGCTGGAGCGTCTTGCACAGCAGTTGATTGAGGAGAACAAACGCCTCAAGAAAAACGTCTACACAGGCCAAGAAGCAATCATTGCTGGCGCCAAGTCAAAAGCTGAGAGCGAACTAGAAATGGCTCGCCGCAAGCTCAAGGAAGCACAAGAATCCTTTGACACGGATGCCATCATTGCCGCGCAAGAAGCTGTGATGGATGCCAAGATTAAAGTTGAACAGACAAAAAATTATCGTCCTACCCCTTTACAGGAAGAAAAATTTGATGTACAACCGCAACAAACCCAACCTGAGAAGGTTGAGCCCGACGAAAAAACTCTGCGCTGGCAGGCAAAAAACCAGTGGTTCGGTGCTCAGGGGTTTGAAGAATACACCAGCTACGCACTAGGGCTGCATCAAAAACTAGTCACAAACGGAGTGGATCCCCGCTCTGCTGAATACTTCGAGCAAATTGATGCTCGCATGAAGTCAACGTTTCCTGATCTATTTGGTCGAAGCGAAGACAAGCCAAGGTCTGGTGAGGTTCAACGGAAACCTACAACAGTGGTGGCCTCTGTGTCTCGTTCTACGAGCGCAGGAAAAATCAAGCTGACGACAACGCAAGTTGCGTTGGCGAAGAAATTAGGTTTAACCCCGCAGCAATACGCTGCACAAGTAGCAAAACTGGAGAACTGAAATGGCTGAAACAATTGACCGCAAAAACCGTGATCTGACGACACGCGAAAAATCCGCCCGTGCTGTATACGTACCGCCGAGCAACTTGCCTGATCCAACGCCTGAACCGGGCTGGGTGTACCACTGGGTGGCTACGCACGTTCTGGGACAGTCGGAAGTGACCAACGTATCGCGCAAAATGCGTGAAGGTTGGGAGCCGGTAAAGGCAGAGGACCATCCAGAATTGATGATGGTTGGGAATGATAAGACTGGCAACGTTGAAATCGGCGGCCTCATGCTCTGCAAGATGCCTAAAGAAAAATTCGAAGCCCGTAAAGCTTATTACGACCAGCAAGCTCAAAACCAGATGGACTCAGTTGACAATAGCTTCATGCGACAAAATGATCCACGCATGCCGTTGTTTGCCGACCGCAAGTCGACTTCAACTCGTGGTGGATTTGGTTCTGGTTCCAAATAAACTTTAGGAGTCCTTAAATGGCATCTACACAAACCCCTTACGGTTTTCGAGCCGTAAATGAGTTGGGTGGCCTACCATACGCTGGTAGCACTCGCTCGTTCCCTATTGACCCCGCTGGTTACGGCACTAACATCTTCAATGGATCGTTGGTGTACGTTGCTGCTACGGGTTACTTGCAAATCGTTACTTCCGTTGGTTCTAACGACAGCACAACCTACTTCCCCACAGGAAGCGCTGGCTCTGCAACTAACACAGGCTCTATCGGCGTTTTCGTCGGTTGCTCCTATGTCAATGCACAAGGTCAGACGATCTTCTCACAGTACTACCCTGCTAACGCTTTGAACGCGATCGCTTTCGTTGTTGACGACGACCGCGCTGTGTTCCAAGTGCAAGCTAACAACACTGTGGCTGCATCTGCTTTGGGTACAAACGTGTTCTTGGCTGCTGCGCAAAGCACCAGCACAGGTTCTACAACCAACGGCAATTCAACTACTGCTGTGTCTGCTTCTTCTGTTGCCACTTCTGCGGCCTTCCGCATTGTTGGTTTCGTGAACAACGCACAGTCACAAGTTGGCGATGCTTATACTGATTTGCTGGTGAAGTTCAACCCCGGCTACCACTCATACACCATCGCAATTGGTCTGTAAGGAGTAATTAACCATGGCAATTTCACGCGCACAACTACTTAAAGAGTTGCTCCCCGGTCTGAACGCTTTGTTCGGCATGGAATACGCTCGCTACGGCGAAGAGCACAAAGAAATCTACGAAACAGAGAAATCTGAGCGTAGCTTCGAAGAAGAGACAAAGCTTGCTGGCTTTGCTTCTGCTCCCGTCAAGAATGAAGGCCAAGCCATTGCATATGACAATGCGCAAGAAGCCTTCACCGCACGCTACAACCACGAGACCATTGCTCTGGGCTTCAGTATCACTGAAGAAGCTGTGGAAGATAACTTGTATGACTCTTTGTCTGCTCGTTACACCAAAGCTTTGGCCCGCGCCATGGCCTACACCAAGCAAGTTAAAGCCGCTTCCGTTATCAACAACGGTTTCAACGGTTCATACTTGGGTGGTGATGGCGTCACTTTGTTCGGTAACAACAGCTCTAGCACTCGAGTTGGTCACCCACTCGTTAACGGTGGTGTGAACTTCAACAGCCCTACAACTGGCGTTGACTTGAACGAAACATCTTTGGAAAACGCCGTGATTCAAATCGCAGCGTGGGTGGACGAGCGTGGTCTGTTGATCGCCGCTAAGCCCCGTAAGATGGTGGTTCCCCCAGCACTGATGTTCGTTGCCAAGCGCTTGCTTGACACTGAGCTGCGTGTTTCTACTGCTGACAACGATATCAACGCGTTGAAGCAGATGGGTGCAATCCCTGAAGGTTACACTGTTAACCACTTCTTGACCGACAGCAACGGCTGGTACTTGTTGACCGACGTTCCTAACGGCATGAAGCACTTCGAGCGTATCGCCTTGCAAAACAGCATGGACGGTGACTTCGATACAGGTAACGTTCGTTACAAAGCCCGTGAGCGTTATAGCTTCGGCTGGTCTGATCCCCTCGGTATGTGGGGTTCTTCAGGTTCTTAATTGAACTTGTGAAAAGGGGGCTTGTGCCCCCTTTTCTTTTCGTGTATATTGACTTCATTCCGGGCTTTCCCGGTGTTCTTACAGTCCCGGCTGACGACATGCAGATAGAACACCACAACTTGCATGTAAGGAATAATCATGGCAAATACCACGTTTAACGGCCCAGTTCGCTCGCAGAACGGCTTTCAATCAATCACTACAAACAGCACTACTGGCGCTGTTACCGTTGACGCAACATTCGGTGCCGCTAGCACTGTTGACAGCGTAACGATTGCATCTTTCGCTAAATTAACTCCAGTTCTGACTACTGCACTGCCCACCGCTGCCGCTGGCAACGCTGGCCAAGTTCGCTTGATTAGCGACAATGGTGCAGGTAACAACGAATACTGCCTTGTGATCTCTACCGGCTCTGCTTGGGTTACGGCTGTTGGCGCTGCACTGAGCTAATCAACCCATGGGGCTTTGGCCCCGTTTTTAAAGGAGATTGATTATGACAATGCAAACCGACGTCCTATCGTCGCACGTTGAGGCTACGGGCACCATGGTGTCTGGCCGCATCCGTGTGAAGGGTTACCAATGTCTTTCTGGCGGTACAGCTGGCGATATTATTTTCCGTGACGGCGGTGCTTCTGGCACTATCCGATTGCAGTTCAATATCCCCGGAAACACCAACAACCCGTTTTCAAACTTAATCCCCGGCGAAGGCATTTTGTTCACTACGGACGTGCACGTAACGCTGCCAACGGCGGCAAAAGTGACGGTGTTTTATGGCTAAGTCACCCGCATGGCAACGCAAAGAGGGGAAGTCCGAGAAGGGCGGCTTGAACGCCAAGGGACGGGCCTCGTACAACAAGGCAAATCCCGGCAAACCGGGCCTGAAGCGCCCTCAACCAGAGGGCGGCAAACGCCGCGACTCTTTCTGCGCGCGTATGGAAGGCATGAAGAAGAAGCTGACCGGAGAGAAGGCCAAGAAAGACCCGAACTCCAGAATCAACAAAAGCCTTCGGGCTTGGAATTGCTGATATGACTCAACACGACACAGCTAAAGCAGTTGCAGATGGCGCAGCAGTCTTAACAACTGTTGGCGTTATGGCGACGTGGTTGCCGCCTTTGGCGTCTCTGTTCACTATCATCTACCTTGGTCTTCGTATCTGGGAGTCTGAGACCGTGCGTGAGATGACCAATCGTACAAAGGCATCAAATGCCGTCGACGAGTAAAAAGCAACACAACTTCATGGCGGCGATAGCGCACAGTCCTGCGTTTGCCAAGAAGGTGGGAGTTCCGCAAAGCGTTGGGAAAGATTTCAACGAAGCGGACAAGGGTAAGAAGTTTGGCTCTGGCGGGAAAACCCGTCCAGATATTCAGAAGGCAAACCGAGCTAAAACCGATCACGGAAAAATGGCTCTTTTTAAAGAAGGTGGATCTATCATGGCTACACGTAAAAACAACGGCATCACTACTGCCAAAATGGGTTCAGTGCGTACAGCGGCTCCTAGCCGTGACGGTATTGCTTCTAAAGGCAAGACCAAAGGCACTATGGTCTCTATGAAGGGCAGCACCCCCTTGGGTATGAAAAAGGGCGGCATGACCAAGAAGATGAACATGGGCGGCAAGGCCTGCTAAATCATGATGGCCAGCCGTGGGATGGGGGATATTGCCCCCTCTAAAATGCCCAAGGGCGTTAAGAAAGCCCGACGGGACGATACTGACTTCACCCAATACAAAGAGGGTGGGAAGGTTAACGCCGCAGGCAATTACACGAAGCCCGGTCTTCGCAAGAAGATTGTGTCTCAAGTAAAAGCCGCGGCCACCCACGGCACCGGCGCAGGTCAATGGTCTGCCCGTAAAGCTCAGCTAGTTGCCAAGAAGTACAAGGCGGCTGGCGGGGGTTACCGAGATTGAAAGCACCTCAGAAATCATTGAAGGACTGGGGCGACCAGAAATGGAGAACCAAAAGTGGTAAAAAATCTTCTGACACGGGTGAGCGATACCTTCCTAGTGCTGCGATTAAAAGTCTCAGTTCTGCTGAGTACGCTGCGACAACGCGTGCGAAAAGAGCCGGAAAAAAAGCCGGAAAACAATTCGTAGCGCAACCTAAAACGATTGCAAAGAAAACGGCAGGATTTAGATGACCACTTCAGGACTTACCTCGTTTAACCTTGACCTCAGCGACATGGTTGAGGAGGCTTTTGAACGGGCGGGTTCTGAACTCCGCACGGGCTATGACTTGCGCACGGCTCGTCGGTCTTTGAATCTGTTGTTTGCTGACTGGGCAAATCGCGGCGTGAACATGTGGACGTTTGAGCAAAACACCATCACGCTGGTTGCTGGACAGCCAACATACGCGCTACCGGACGATACAGTTGATTTGCTTGACCATGTGATCCGCACAAACGCAAACGTGGCCAACAACCAAGCTGATCTGACAATCACGCGTATTAGTGTTTCTACTTATGCGACGATCCCCAACAAACTGATCCAAGGCCGTCCGATTCAGGTCTGGGTGCAGCGTTTGACTGGCGGGGCAAACTTGCTTGCTGGAACAGTGCAGGCAACAATTAACGCAACGGCTACAACCATCCCAGTCACATCGCTTGTGGGTATCCCCACTGCGGGCTTTATCCAGATTGGCTCAGAGCTAATTGGGTACAACGAGACAACCCCAGCAGACGGCGCTACGCCTGCGTACTTGCTCAACTGCACGCGTGGACAAGACGGCACGACTGCGGCTAGCCACACAACTGGCGCGGCTATGAGCTTGGTTCAAAAGAACAGCATCACTGTGTGGCCAACCCCAAATGCGGGAACTACGTATCAGTTCGTCTACTGGCGCATGCGTCGTATTCAAGACGCTGGTGGCGGCACTAAGACTATGGATGTTCCGTTCCGTTTTGTGCCCTGCTTGGCCGCAGGTCTGGCTTACTACATTGCGCTCAAAGTGCCCGAGGGTTTACAGCGCCTTGATGTTTTGAAGCAACAATATGACGAAGCTTGGGACAGAGCCGCAGGCGAAGACCAAGAAAAGGCTGCGGTACGCTTTGTACCGCGCCAGCAGTACATTGGAAGCGGCACGTAAATGGGAAATCGGTTTTCGTCTGGCAAGAACGCCATTGCGGAATGTGACCGCTGTGGGTTTCGTTTTAAGCTGCACGAATTACGTAAAGAAATTATCAAAACTAAGAACTACAATCTCTTGGTTTGTAAGACATGTTGGGACCCTGACCAGCCGCAGTTGCAGTTGGGCATGTATCCGGTGGATGACCCGCAAGGCGTGCGTGATCCGCGTCCTGATTTGAGCTACTATCAGTCTGGTAACACAGGCTTGCAGATTGTTCTGACAAACAGTTCGGGCAAAGATGCGGCAGGTCTACCGTCTGAAGGTAGCAGGGTTTTTCAGTGGGGCTGGAATCCTGTTGGGGGAGCCAGATTTTTTGACACTGCTTTAACGCCAAATGACTTGGCAATGGCAGCACAAGTTGGTACAGTAACGATACAGATAGGAGTCTGACATGGACAAGAAAGATTTAGCTCAAGACAAGAAGATGATTAAATCTGCTGTGGGTAAGCATGAGAAAAATATGCACCCCGGCAAAACACCCACCAAGCTCAAAGCTGGCGGCAAAACTAACAGCGACATGCTCAAGTATGGCCGCAATATGGCCAAGGTCATGAACCAGCGCTCTGTTGGTCGTGGAGGCTAAGATGGCTACATACAAGCAACCAAAGAAAGAACCAACCGTTGTTGTTGGTCAGATGCCTGTTAAAGAAGCTTTGAAAGCCAACATGTCTATTGCCAATCAGCGTAGCAACCCCTACGACGGCGTTAAGACTTCTGGTATCAAGATTCGCGGTACTGGATGCGCTACTAAAGGCACAATGGCCAGAGGTCCGATGGCATGAACTATACGCAACTCAGCAACGCTATTCAGGCGTATACGGAGAACACTGAAGCAAATTTTATTGCTCAGATACCCGTGTTCGTTCAGCAAGCTGAGCAACGTATTTACAACACGGTTCAGTTTCCATCGCTTCGCAAAAATATGACTGGCGAGGTGTCCACAACGACACCATACTTGTCCGCGCCAACTGACTACTTGGCTACGTATTCCTTGGCAGTCATTGATGCTGACGGCAATTACGAGTATTTGTTAAACAAAGACGTTAACTTTATTCGTCAGGCATACCCCAGCGCCAGCGATATTGGTTTGCCTAGGTACTATGCCTTGTTTGGCCCAACGGTATCAGCTTCTGCAATCTCTAACGAGTTGTCTTTTATTCTTGGCCCCAAGCCAGATGCAAACTACCAAGTTGAGTTGCACTTTTACTACTACCCAGCGTCCATCACAACTGTGCCAAGTGGCCAGACATGGCTGGGCGATAACTTTGACTCAGTGCTGTTGTACGGTTCTTTGGTTGAGGCTTACACCTACATGAAGGGTGAAGCGGACATGTTGCAGTTGTACAACACCAAGTATCAAGAAGCACTGATGTTGGCTAAACGTTTGGGTGATGGAATGGAGCGCCAAGACGCGTACCGATCTGGCCAGTACCGTCAGAAAGTGATGTGACATGTCCATCCAACAAACAACCACCACCAGTTTTAGAGTTGAACTGCTTCAGGCAGTACACAACTTTGGCCCCACAACGCCTAACACTTTTAAAATTGCGCTGTACACAGGCGCGGCTAACATTGGCGCAACAACCACTGCGTACACAACAAGCGGTGAAGTAGTGGGCACGGGCTACGTTGCTGGTGGTAATACGTTGGTAATTTCAACACCCCCAACTGCAAGCAATAATACGGCTTTTGTACCGACGGCGTACATTTCGTTCAGCAACACGAGCTGGGCGAGCGCATCGTTTACATGCCGTGGGGCTTTGATTTATAACGCAACGCAAGGCAACAAGTCTGTTGCCGTGTTGGACTTTGGTGCAGACAAAACTGTAACCAATGACACGTTTCAGATCATCTTCCCAACTTCTGATGCTAACAGCGCCATCGTGCGCATCTCTTAAGGACTTATATGACTAAAGAACTCTCAAGCTTCGGCGACCACGCAGAAATCAGCATGCAATCTAATGTTGCTGGCTCTGAGACTGTTGGCATTGAAGGCGTCTACCACGTAGTTTGCCGTGATGCTGAAGGCAACATCAAGTGGGAAGAGCAGTTCCCCAACTTGGTGAATGCTGTTGGTAAAGAGCTGATGTTGGACACCTTGTTGTCTGGCACTTCTTACACTACCGTTGGCCCATTCCTTGGTTTGATCTCAGGTGCTAGCCCCACATTTGCAGCGTCTGACACTATGGTTACACACGCTGGTTGGACTGAGTTTATCAACTACACAGTTGGCGGCTCTGCGGTTCGCGGTACGGCTGTGTTTACATCAGCTACTTCTACCGGTACAACTCCAGCTAACGTGACAACCAAGGCTGCTGCAGCTATCACCTACACCATCACCGGTGCGGGCGGTACAGTGGGCGGCTGCTTCTTGGTGACAGGTTCTGGCGCGGCTTCTACGCTGTCCAACACAGGTGGTACGTTGTATAGCGCTGGCGCATTTGCTACTGCTAAAATCACAACAGCTGGCGATACAGTTTCTGTAACTTACAGCACCACCGCAACGAGCTAATAAGGAGTCGTTTAAATGGCTCTTGTACTTGCAGATCGCGTTCAAGAGAACACGACAACGACCGGCACTGGCACGCTAACGCTTGACGGTGCTGTATTCGGCTTTCAGACATTTGCTGTAGTCGGTAACGGCAATACTTGCTACTACACCATCGTTGACGGTGGCGCGTGGGAGGTGGGTATTGGTACGTACTCAACTACGGGTCCAAGTCTTGTACGTACTACGGTGCTGTCCAACTCCAACGGCAACACATCGCCAATCACATTGGCGGTTGGAACTAAGAACGTATTCCTGACATACCCCGCAGAGAAATCTGTCAATGTGGATGGCGGGTCTACAGTCAATTTGCCCGGCGCATTGGTGTTAAACGGCACGATCAACTCCAACTCAAATGCGTTTGTTGGTGGCAACCTAGGCGGCAATCAGTTTCTTCCAAGCAATGGTAGCGGTGCGCAGGTCAATAGCTTGCGTGATGGTTTTGTAACCGTCAACGTTGGTACAGGCGGAACAATTTCAAAGACCTCTACGTTTGACATCAACGGTAACTTGCTGACCAACAGTGTTACGCAGGCTATTGAAATCACGACCGCATCAGGCACGTTAAAGTCGCTGACAGCTTCTTCCCCACACTTTCAAGTTTTGACGGGCACGGGCGTACAGACTATTAGGTTGCCAGATGCAACATCTTTAACAACTGGCTCTACGTGGACTTTTGACAACAACTCAACCGGCGGATTGACTGTTGCTGACTTTGCGGGCACGACGCTTGAAGTTGTGCCGCCCGGTGGTTACTCTACTGTGTTTCTACAGACAAACGCCACGGTAGCTGGCACATGGGGGCGTTATGGAATGCTGCCTGCTGAAGTTAACTGGGGCACAAACAGCCTTGACTTGGGCGGTAGCACAATCGTTACCAATGGCACTTGGCAGGGCAGTGCAGTACAACCACCTTATGGTGGTACAGGTCTAACCACATTCTCTGCGGCCAACAACGCGCTGTACTCTACTGGGGCTTCCACACTGACTGCGGGCACATTGCCAATTGCAGCGGGCGGTACAGGCAACACAACAGCCTCCGGTGCTATCAATGCTTTGATTCCAAGCCAGACCAGCAACGCGGGTAAGTATTTAACAACCAACGGCACAAGCGTGTCATGGGACTATGTGAGCACGGCTCTGGTTCCAATCACGCAGAATGCTGATAACGTAACAGTCAACCAAACGATTGCCGCTGGCGCTAATGGATTCTCTGTCGGACCCATGACTATTCAAAGTGGTGTGACGGTGACTGTGGCGAGCGGTCAG